AAAAGGATCTTTCGTTCTTACCACAGGGAATTGCACAGATTGGTGCAGCACTTATCGGACCAACAATGAAGGGTCCGGCATTTGTTCCTACGGTAGTTCAAGGATATTCTGACTTCGTAACACATTTCGGTGGTTCATATGAGCAATCATATTTACCATATACTGCTAAAAACTACCTAAATAACGCTGGTAGTGCAACGATTGTTCGTGTTCTTGGTTCGGGTGGTTATTCACTCAAGCATCCTATTGCTCTTGTTGCAACGGGTAGCTGGGGTAAGAAACTCATTTCCTTACTTCACCCAACATTCGTAGTAACAAATACAGATTCAACAAGTTTGTTTGCAAATTCAAGTTTGTCCGCAAATAAGAGTGGTAGCTTCGTTATTACAGTTGATGGTGGTTTCACAACAGATACATCAACATTTACAAATGCAACAAATGAGGCTGGTGTACCATATAGTTCATCTATAAATCCAGAATCATCTGCTTTTATCGGTGACCTTTATGGATATACCCCATATGGTACTCATGCGGTCTATAATTATGTGAACTTCAAGTGGCAGGCATCTGCTTCACTAGCTGCAGACCCAGCAACAACTGTTCTCATTGAGACTGGTTCTGCTTCGTCACCGTGGGACTTTACAGATGATTATATGGAGGCATCAACTCCGTGGATTACTTCACAGAAAGTTGGCTCTCTTGCACAAGACTTGTTCAAGTTCCATACAATTTCTCACGGTATTCATTCTAACTATGAAGTCAAGGTTGGTATCGCAAACATTCGTCCAGCTGGAACAATCGCTGGTTCTGAGTACGGTGACTTTGATGTTGTAGTTCGTTTTGTGGATCAATCTAAGCTTCCACAAACACCATTCACAACACAAGATGATGACCTCCGTCCAAATGTGGTAGAACAATTCAAGTGTAACCTTGACCCGAATTCACCACGTTATATCGCTCGTGTAATCGGTGACCGTTATATTACAATCACAGACGAAGGTAAAGTTGTTGTAAATGGTGATTACTCTAATAAGTCAAAGTATATCCGTGTAGAAACAACAGAAGCAGTGACAAACGGCGGCGTATCTCCAAATCTCGTTCCATTTGGATTCCGTGCCCCTATTTCACCAATCCCTGTTCAATTCACACAACCATCTTCAGCAACATATAAGACTTCACAAACTACCGGTGGTTCATATAATAGAAGAGTTTATTTTGGATTCGATTATGATTTTACAAATACAGACAACTTCAATTATCTAAGACCACTTCCAATTGCAGCAAATCAGACAACTGGCTCTGGAACAGATTTCTATCTAGGTAACTATGAGCAAGCACCGGGTGCAAACTTCCCAGCTTCTTCAAACTCATACAGTGCATCTATTGACTTGACAACAAATACCGCACTTGATACTCGTAAGTTTATGGTTCCATTTCAAGGTGGATTTGATGGTCATAAGCCACACCTTCAAAAGAAAACAGGAACATATATTGTATCTGGAAATACTCAAGGATTTGATATTTCTTCAACGTCTGCCGCCGGTTATATTTCTTATAAGAAGGCAATTGACACAATATCTAACCCAGATGAATTTGACATCAATATGATTGCTACACCTGGTATTCTTCACACACTTCACTCACCAATAACAACATATGCGAAGGATGTTTGTGAAAACCGTGGTGATGCTTTCTATGTAATGGACTTGACAGGTATAACGGATAATATCGCTACTGCTAAGTCAGCAACCGAAGGATTTGATTCTAACTACGCTGGTACTTACTATCCGTGGGTCAAGATTCTTGACTTTGATAGAAACAAGCCAGTATGGGTTCCACCTTCAGTAGTTCTTCCTGGTGTTATTGCATTCAACGACCGTGTTTCTGCTGAATGGTTCGCTCCTGCCGGTTTGAACCGCGGTGGTCTTACAGAAGTTATCGAAGTGAAGACACGTCTGACACACGCAGAACGTGATGAACTTTATGAGTCACGTATCAACCCAATCGCAGTATTCCCATCAACAGGAGTATGTGTATGGGGTCAGAAGACACTTCAAGGTCGTCCATCTGCTCTTGACCGTATCAATGTTCGTCGTCTCTTGATTGCAGCTAAGAAGTTCATCGCTTCTGCTACACGTTATCTTGTGTTCGAACAAAACACAACACAAACGAGAACAAGATTCTTGAACATCGTTACTCCTTATCTTGAGTCAATCCAACAACGTCAAGGTCTTTATGCCTTCCGCGTTATCATGGATGAGTCAAATAACACACCTGATATTATCGACCGTAACATTCTTTATGGTCAGTTATATCTACAACCTGCTAGAACTGCTGAATTCATTATTCTTGACTTCAACATTCAATCAACAGGTGCAGCATTCCCAGGTGCCTAATGAAATAAACGGGGGAGTTGAAATACACTCCCCCAAATTTTATAAAAGGAAATAGAATATGAAATTATCATCAAGAAAACAATTGCTTAAAGAGGCCGAATCGGTTTTATCTAATATTCGTGAAGCTAACGCTAATCTGAATAGTATGATAACTGATATAGATTCTCACGCGAAACAGATAAACAATCTATTAAGTGGTATAATGTCACCATTTGATAAACTAGTAGATATAAGCAGACAGTTAGACAAGATGAATAAGGTAGACAAGATGGGACAACCAACCAAAAAATGGCCAGATTACAATAGATCGCAAATTAGATCGGTGAAACTTGGTTTAGTTGGTATGTCACATGATGATGAGGGCGTTTGGGGACTATCTAATAAATCGACGGAATTATCGAAAAAAACGAGATGGAAAATTGCATTTAATGGAACAAACCCGTCAGGAGTCAAGCCTGTCCTATATCTATACTCAAATATAGAAAAACCACCAATTGCTAATCTGACTGGACGTAAAATTGCTGAATACTTGAATGGTGTTAAGTAAATTATTGGACGGTTATTCATTCTAAAAATAAAGTATTTTGCATTAAATGAAGTCGGTCCATTGGGCTGACTTCATTATTTTTACTCACCCAATTGACCATATCCACTTAGAACTACCGCAATCCCATATACGGTCATATCCATTGAGTTGCATATTCTCCCATTCGGTGAGAGATGAATCAAATGTTTCGAGTAGAAATGGCAACTTATGTTTTTGAAATTTGTTTCTGGAACCGAATACGGTTTTGTGGTCATTAATCTTGAAGTAGTGATAATTCGGTGGCGTAACTCCTACAAATTTAAACCCGATTCTACCATACACACTACCATCAAAATATCTCCTATCTGAGAATGTAAGTATGCTTGATGGTTTGTACGCGGATATAAAGTATGAAAACATTTTATCAAGACCGCCTCTAACGTGAGTATAAGTCTCACTACAAAATCTATACATCTCCCATTCAGTTTCTTTACTGAATCTGTTTTTTCCGAATGTCAATACAGATACCAGCGTATCTTTGTGGTATAGTCCAATTCTAACAGATGACTTATCTTCTCCCTGTATATGATTTTTATTCAGAAATTCATTAGATTCACGAGCAGAAATCTCTTTAATAATACAGTTCCTACCGTTAAGTGGTTTGAACTTTAATGTCTTCAACTTATTCAAAAGTATAGATTTTACTATATCTCTTTTATTTATCCACTCGATGTCCAAAACGTGTAATAATGTTATACCATGCGTGGCACAACGTTGCGTTTTATTGAGGTGATAATTTCTCTTTTTTCCACCACAAATTTCCCCATGATAATAGAGACCATTTAACTCTATGCCAAGATTTTCCGTCGGTAAATAAACATCTATTTCTTTACCATTTAATACGGATTTGTCTCCATGTATAATCTCACCCGTGTATACTGTTTTTAACCACTCTATTATCTCATATTCACATTTAGACTTTGTATGAATTATTGGATTACACACCCTGCATATTGGAATATTTCCATCGTCTAATCTAGCGTTAAATTCATTATTACATGTATTACATCTAAATGGATAACCGGATGAACCGTTTACTCCGTTATATGTATCAAAATCAAACAATGGCGTGACTGTGGTTATCTTAGAGATAACTTTTGAAAACGCAGATTTCCTATTTTTCAAAATCATCATCGGATGTTCAACACCATACTTTTCTTTCAGTTTTTTCTTGAACAGGGGTGATTGTGAAAACGATTCTACACCATACTTGTCTTTCATCGTCTGTTTCGTCTTTTCTTTGTTGTTGTACTTGGAATCGCCGTATCGTTCGATAAGTGTTTTTTGTGCCTTTTCTTTATTTGTAAAATGTGGCACACCATACTTCGAGATCATCGTTTGCTGACGATTTTTGGTGAATCCTTCTATCTGTGAATTATGTTCAACGCCATATTTTTCCATCAAACTAGATTTGGTCAACTCTCGTTTCTTTTGCAAAACCTGTTCTGTTTTTTGATATTTATTTGCACATGGAACACTACATACAATCCTATTTTTCCTTTTGTCAGATGTGAAGTATTTATTACACATTGGACACAACTTTTCAATTGTGTTTATTTTCTTCGTGTATGCGTTGTTACATTTTCTGGAACAGAGTTGTTTTGAACTGTATGATGATTTTGTAAACGGTGTATTACATTGTATGCAATTCATAAACATTCCTGTATTTGGTTCATATGGTATAAATATACACAAAAAAAATTTAACTATGATAGTTAAATTTAAAACAAAGACCTATTTATTGATATAATACTTATTTAGTACATGAAACCATTGGAGAAATAAATGGCTGAACTACTCGACCCTACCGAAATTTTCTTTACCCCGTATGAACCGAAACTTGCTAATCGGTTTATTATGTATATCGAAGGTGTTCCTGCTTACCTTATCAAAGGCGCAAGTAGACCAAACATCAACTTCAACCCTATCACACTTGACCACATCAATGTGAAACGTAAGGTTAAGGGTAAAGGTGAATGGCAGGATGTCACTATCAAGCTATATGACCCAATCGTACCATCAGCTGCACAGGCAGTTATGGAGTGGGTACGTTTGTCACACGAATCTGTAACAGGTCGTGATGGTTATTCTGACTTCTATAAGAAGGACATTACATTCAACGTTCTTGGCCCAGTTGGTGACAAGGTTGAAGAGTGGACTCTGAAGGGTGCGTTTATCACAGCAACAACATTTGGTGATATGGATTGGTCAACGGATAACTTCGTTGAAATTTCACTTACGTTAAGTTACGACTATGCCATCCTTCAGTTCTAATTGAATACGATTACGTGGTATTATTTAGAACAAAATAACGTAATCGTTTGTAAGTTTGAGAAAAAATCCCTATATTTATTAGTAGAGATACTAAACAATATAGGGATTTTTCATTATGCAAACATTCAAATGTCATTTATGTGAGAAGGAATACGATAACTACACCAGTATTTCTCTCCATTATCGCAAGTCACACGAAGTTTCATCTGAGGTTGTTAGAAAGCTGATATACAATAATGGTGAAGACCCATTATGTAAATGTGGATGTGGAGAAATTGTAAAGTGGGATTATCGTGAACAAAAATTCAATGATTTCAAACACGGACATTATGTTCGAACGACTGGTGGATTTTATTCACAAGAAGGTGCGAAGAAATCGGCTAAAACTAGAAAACAAAGATTTCAATCTGGAGAAATTCAACAATGGAACAAAGGACTCTCGTATGACGCTGCATACGGAGAGGAACGTGCAAACTTACTGAAACGATCAATAAGTGAAAATGAAGAAAGATCAAAAAAAATATCGGAGTTTCATAAGGGTAAACCAAAATCTCCTGAACACCGTGAACAGATGAAAAAACAACTTGCCATCAACCGAAGAGAAAGACTAACATCAGGTAAAATGTCTAAACCAGAACGTCTAATGCAGGATATGCTAGAATCTCATGGTATAGAATGTATCTATCAATACGAGTTATCGGGATTCTTCTATGACTTTTACATTCCGAGTAAGAACATCCTCATCGAAGTAGACGGAGACTTCTGGCACTGCAGACCTGGAACCAAACACGAAACCCCTGTCATGAAGGAACAAACCAAGAACGTGGTAAATGATAAAAAGAAAACTGCAATTGCCTATTCAAACGGATACACCCTCCTCCGGTTTTGGGAATCAGATATAAATGAAAATCCAGTTTATGTTCTTGAAACTCTGATAGAAAATCTACTCTAACACATATTTATCTATACGAACAAATTGTTTCATTTAGTTACAGGATTTAGTTATGGCACAAGTACCAACCGGATATAATCTCCCAAAAACAGCGGCAGAGATGTCCGACGAAGAACTCAAAGCCAATTTGATGGCAGACTACAAACAAACTTCAGTTAAGAAATCAAACTTTCCAACGGAAATTATACCACTCCCATCAAAGGGTCTCTTATATCCAGAAGACCATCCTCTTGCCGAGGGTGTAATTGAGATGAAGTATATGACTGCACGGGAAGAAGATATTCTTACGTCACAAAATCTCATCAAACAAGGAGTGGTATTAGATAAGTTGTTCGAATCACTTATTGTCACACCAGTCAATTATGGTGATTTGTATGTTGGTGATAAGAATGCAATCATGGTTGCTGCAAGAATTTTAGGATATGGAAAAGATTATACGGTGGAAATTGACGACCCGTTTTCTCCGGGTACTAAACAAAAAGTTACAATTGACCTGACTCAAATAGAACACAAGGAGGTGGATTATTCTCTATTCGAGCGTCGAATAAATGAATTCGACTTTGAACTACCGCAGTCTAAGCGGGTTGTCACTTTCCGTCTAATGACACATAAGTTAGAGAAGGATATTCAAACCGAAATAAAAGGTATGAATAAAACACAAGTAAGAACTGGAATAGACCGTGAACTAACAACAAGATTGAAAAATCTTATACTGGCAGTAGATGGTGAATCAGGTCGAGCAACTATAAACAACTTTGTAGATAATGAATTGTTTGCACTTGATTCGAGAGCCCTTCGTGCTCATATGAAGGAAATTTCACCAGACCTTGATATGACATTTACATTTGTATCAGATGCAACTGGTGAAGTAAAGGAGATAGACATTCCGATGGATGTTTCCTTTTTTTGGCCTAACAACTGATTATAAGTTGGGATTACACGAAGAAATTTTTTCTTTGTGTTACTATGGAAAAGGTGGTTTTACTTGGAATGAGGTTTATGATTTGCCTATTCATCTAAGACGGTACTACATACAACAAGTTTCAAAGGCAATTGAAGCGAGGAATAAGGCGGAACAGGGTGAAATGAACAAGTCAAAACGTTCTGCACCAACTTTTTCTCAACCACCGAGAAGATAATATTTGGGGTTTACATATTTATAGGTATGTAAACCCTACTTTTTTATGGAGGAATAGATGGCATCATTCAAACAAGATTTATTAGACATAATAATAAATTTTATAGTAAATAGAAAAGCTGCAAAGCTAAAGAAGGCGTTCATGAAAAATCCGACTATTGTAAAGTCAATCGAAGATATGTGGTCATCGTATGATAAGATGCAAAAGAATATTGATGATTATTGTAAAAAGTACCCAGATGCCTGTAAGAAAGCGGCGGAAGACAGAGAAAAATATAAAAGACTAATGAGATAGTCATAAGATATGGCAGAACAAGATACCAAAAAACTTGCAGAAATAGCCGAAAAGGAATCACAAGCTCTTCGGAAGGGGAGAGATATACGTGAACAGGCATCAAAAACTGCATCGGAACTTATAAAGAAACAGGAAAAACTTAACCAATTGGAAAAGGATTCCGTATCTAATAAGGAAGAAATTGCAAAGTTGCAAACATCAATTGAAATATCGGAAAAAAAACTTATTGATTTAGAAGAGAAATCTGTAAAAAATCAAAAAGAACTAAAAAAACTACAACAAGAAAAAACAAAATTAGAAGAAGAAGCCGAGAAGAGATTTGATAAATCTGAAAAAGCTGAAAAAAGATTACTCGATCTAAAAAGACAAACAAATAGAGATCTAAGTCTTTCTCAAGATTTGATGAATAAGATTAGTTCCAATGCCGCTGGATTTGCAAAAGAAGCTAGTGGTGCAAACAAATTATTAGAACAGCAGTCAAACATACTCGCACAATCAGAATTAATAATGAAGAGTCAAAAATTCTTAACAAATGATTATGTTCGAGAATTGGAAGACGGTAAAAACATAACATCCGATATATCATCATTGGAAAAAGATATACTTTCTCAAATAGATGATGCGGCAAATGGTAAGTATCAAGAAGTGGATTTGAGTAGACAGAAGCTATTATTAGAAAGAAAATTGGCCGAACTCCAAGATGAAAATTCTGGAATGACAGAAATTGAGAAAGAACAAGCTATTGCTTTGGTAAAACAACAACAAGCGGCATTAGATACTTTGGAATCTCAAAATGAACAAATGAAAAAAATGTCAGAACAGGCGGCAAAAACACTAAATACTTTCAATAAATTTGCAGAATTGGATTTGAAAGGTGGGATAAGATCTTATTTCGACCTTGACAAGCTAAAAGGTGAAATGAAAGACAAATTGGGTAAAACTATATTAGAAGTAACTAATGCGGTGAGGGGGGAAAAAGGTTTAGCTGGTGGACTAAAAGCAGCTGGTGCTGGTCTAAAAGGTTTAACTAATATGGCACCAATGTTTATGAAAGCATTAGGTGTTGGTGTCTTGATTTCACTCGTCGGTTTTCTGGTTGACTCATTCAGTAAAGTTGATGAAGAAGTTTCACAACTTGGTAAAGACTTGGGAGTATCAAAACACGAAGCGATGGAAATTCATCATGCTGCAACAGACCTTGCTGGCGAAATGAAACTTGTGGGTATCAACTCAAAAGAAGTTGCAGAAGGTCTCAAAACGGCAGAGGAAGTAATGGGTGGAATGGATCTTGCTTCTAAATTTGCCGCGGGTGATGAAAAAGTAAAACAACTTGTAAAAGATTCGACCGTCCTCAGTAAAGAATTTGGTCTCGGTGCCGATGAAATCAAAAATATTCAAGATCTGGCAGCTATGTCAGGTAAGAGTATGGGTCAACTTACTGCGGAAGCATCAACTCTAAACAAAGGGTTGATGACAAGTAAAGAATCTTTGAAAACATTGGCAAAGATTCCACCACAAGTTGCCGCTAGCTTCAAAGGAAGCACTCAAGAACTTATAAAAGCCGCATCAAAAGCAAAGTTATTAGGAACAACTCTTCAAGAAGTTCAAAATATTGGTATGGGAATGCTTGAAATAGAAGATTCTCTTGGGAAAGAAATGGAAGCTAGAGTTTTGACTGGTAAGAATATTAACTTGGATATGGCACGTCAATATGCCCTACAAGGAGATACTGCAAAACTTCAAGATGAAATACTAAATCAAGCTGGTTCTCTAAAAGAATATCAAGGAATGAATGTTCTTGCTCAGGATGCAATGGCTAAAGCTCTCGGTAAGACGAGGGAGGATATGGTAAAAATGCTGACAAATGCAGAGAATCTGAAGAATCTTGGAATCGACCAAGCAAAAATGACAGAACTTCAGGAAATGAACGCAGAGGAATTGAATAAAGAATTGGCAAAAGGTGGAAATCAACAATACAAAGACTATGTTAGAAACTTAGCAAAAGAAAAAGAATCAGAAGAAACGAAAAAGAAACTTGCAGATGCGGTAACCAAACTTCAAGAAAAAATGGCAAAATTAGTGACGCCGTTAATAGAAATGGCCGATAAACTTCTAACAGTTCTTGATAATACAAAGGCATTAGAACCTGTATTGATGACGATTGGTGCACTATTAGGAATAATTGCGACTGTATGGGTTGGTAAAAAGCTCGTAGATGGTTTTTCTATGGTGAAGAATACAATCGGTGGTCTAAAAGATGGAATCACTGGATTCTTTGATATGATAAAAGGACCCGGTTCTGACGCAATGAAAGGTCTTACAGAACAGGCCGGCGACTTGACATCACAAGTATCTGACGCCGCCGAGGGAGTTGGAGGTAAAGCAAGTGATGCTGTTGGTAAGGTTGGTACAAAAAATCTAACAGAAAATGTGGAAGAACTAGCATCAACCGATGTTGGCTCTTCAAAGAAAGGCGGCGGCATATCAGGATTCTTTGAAAAGTTAGACACTCGTAAATTATTAGAAGGTGCAGCTGCACTACTTGTTGTTGCCGCGGCACTATGGGTAACTGCAAAAGCACTTCAAGAATTTGCAAATGTAAACAAAGAGGATATGGGAAAAGCTGCATTGGCTCTGATAGGGTTGACTGCGGCACTTTTGGCCATTTCAAAAATAAAAGGTGATCTTATAGAGGGTGCGGCCGCCATGGTTATAGTTGCAGCTGCTCTCGGTGTATTAGGATTATCATTACAACTTTTCAAAAACATAGACATCGAAGATATTGGAGTTGCCGCGGCCTCTATTGGTGTATTGACAGCTGCAATTTGGGGGCTTGCTCAAATTGAAAGTTCGGTCAAAAGATTACCAAGTATAATGAAAATGTTGGGTGAGTCGGTAGTTGAATTCTTCAAACCAATGCGTGCTCTGGTTAATCCAACACTAATATTGGGTATCGGGGTATTTACTCTTGCAATGATTGGACTTGGCTATGCTTTCAAACTTCTTGGCGAAGGAATTGGTGCAGCAGCACCTGGTATAAAGGCATTTTTTGACGGTATTGGTGGGGTAATAAAGACAGTTGGTGAGGCCATTGCAAAGGTAATTGAAACAATAACAACATCTGTCATTAGACTACAAGATATTGACGGTAGTAAAATGATAAAGGCTGCAATGGGAATCTATGCTATTGCTGGTGCATTAGCCGCATTCGGTGGTGGTAGTTTTATCGGTGGACTTGGAGATGCACTTGGTAAATTCTTTGGAGGAGACCCCGTAGATAAATTCAATCGATTTGCATCAATAGATTCAAAAGGTCTTTTATCTGTTGCTATGGCAATAGATAAACTCGGACAAGCAATGATGACATTTTCATCAACTATGGCCGGTATAAATCTTGACAAAGTTGACCAACTTGTTGAAAAAATAGAAAAGATAAAGTCAGCACAAACATCTGCGGCAATATCTGATTTGGCAACTACGGGAATGAACGCAGTTACTAACCTCGTTGGTAATTTATTTGGTTCTTCTGAACAACAATCTACACAACCTGTAACGGCAGGCGCTGGTGGTGGTAATGTTGCAGTCGCCGCTGGTGGTGGTGGTACGAATATGGCAAATGTTGAGAAAAAACTCGATACACTTATATCCGTTATATCACAAGCTGCAAATCAACCAACTATTATCAAGTTTGGTGAGAAGTTTGTTGAAGAAATAAAAACAGAGCTAAACTTCAAGAAGGCATATACAGGAACCATGCGTCAGGGTACATATGGTAAAACAATCTAATAACCTTGATATGATGATATTTATACTAAACAATGGGTAACAAATGGCATTAGTAGATTTATCATCAGACCTTTCTAAATTTCGTTCTGAAGTTTCTCGTGAACCAAAAAATACACCAGAGGCATCAAAGGCAACGAATAATAAGAACTTCGCAACCGTTCAACCTATAACGGCGAAGTTATCTCAATTTTCACCAACTATAAAAAAGGTGGAAACAAAACAATTAGAAAGTAAATTAGATTCAACAAAATTAGATGACATACGAAAGTTTGCACAACAGAATCTACTTATAAATTCTGTGTCAAAATACTCTCGTATAAACGAACAGTATGATGGACAAGAAAGAACATTTATTCCAACCCAAATGATTTCAGAAAAGTTTGGTGGGGTGAATGTAACAGAGTTCTCTAGCAAACTTACAAAGTCAAATATATTGACTATAAAGCAACCACAGGGAACAAACAATAATATATCTGATGTGAAGGTTACAATTCAGCAACAAGGGACATATAATACGAAATCAAATGTTCGTGTAAATGGACAAGAACAAGGGACGTATAATACAACATCTCCTACGAAAATTACCGTCGGTAAAGATGAAGCAACAAACAACATAACAAATCCAAATGTTGATATAATCCCTTCACCTCAAACATTTGATAGAACAAAAACAAGTCCTACGATAAAACCAAACCCAAATGATGAAGTGGATAATGTTGTAAATCCAGATATTGAAATTGTTGCTAAACCACAAACATTTGATAGAACAAAACAATCGGTAAAAATATCAAAGGATTTGATTTCTCCGATAAACAATATCACAGACCCAAAAACGGTACTTGATGTCAATGTTCTTACATATGAACGTGCGAAAGAGACACCAACAATCATTACAGATATAAAACAAGACGGATTTGTAACAGACCCAAAGACAAAGGTTTTTAGGTTTGACAATACAACAATTCAAACAGAAGACAATAGTCGTTTGAATCTTGATGGCTTACCACTTCGTTTTATACCAATTTCAAAATTGGAAGGATTTGAATTACCAAGAGAAGTCGATGTTGCCCGTTATACTGGCGAATCTCAACAAACCGAAGATAACAGTAAACTCAATCTTGATGTTGTTACAAAAACAAATCCAAGTGGTAGAAATGAAAATCCGAATAAATCAAAGTTCTCTGTTATAGGTACACAATCAGTAAACTTCTTCCCAGATACCAATGCAAAAGGATTTGTTGTAAAACAACAAAAAGGACAGACTCTATACAAAGGTGAGTCTGAATTTGGTTGGTCAGGTAAACGAGATTCTGCACCAACTACCAATTTCATTACAGACATCAATGGTAAAGGGTTCACAAAGTTTTCTCAGATTGGTGAAACAAAGTATGAAACAGAATCTTCTATTTACGGATTTTCCAAGATAGAATCAACGAATTTCTTTGATGAAACAAAACAATTTACATCGGAAGGCTTCAAAACTTTCTCAACATTATATCAATCTGACTATAAAGTAGATTCATCACAATTTACATTCAAAGGAAATTCACAAGAAGTTCCTGTTGTAAATTATTTTGATTTGAACGGAAAATCAACTACTGATGGTTTTACAAAGTTTGTAACAACTTTTGATTCAAAGTATATTCCAGATTCATCAGTCTTTTCATGGAAAGGAAACCGCGGTGATTCACCTGAAGTAAACTACTTTGATTTGAACGATAAATCAACAACTCATGGATTTACAAAATTCATGCAACAATACGATTCAAAGTATATTGCTGATTCTTCTAATTTCGATTGGGATGGAAAACGTCAAGATTCACCTGAAGTGAATTACTTTGATATAACTGGAAAAAATACAACTGCTGGATTTAGTAAATTCCCACAGTTATACGAGTCAAAATATATTCCAGACTCATCTGGATTTGATTGGGATGGAATACGTCAGAATGCACCAGAAGTAAATTACTTTGATTTGATGGTAAAGACAACAACTTCAGGATTTCACAAATTTGCTGGATTGCACGATTCAAAATACATACAAGATGCTTCTGAATTTGATTGGTCAGGCACAAGAACTGATTCACCTGAAACAAACTTCTTTGACCTAAACAAACAACATCAAACAACAGGATTTCATCGTTTAGCTCAAAAATATGATTCGAAGTTTATCAAAGACTCTTCATTATTTGATTTTGACGGAAACCGTGGTGATGCACCAGAAGTAAATTACTTTGATCTAAATGGTCAATTTACAACAAAAGGATTTCAGAAGTTTGCCCAAATCTATGATACCAAGTACATAAAGGACTCTTCTAGATTTGATTTTGATGGAAGTGGACAATCTGCACCTGAAACTGATTTCTTTGATATAACAAAGAATAATACGTCAAAGGGATTTGAGAAGTTTCCACAGGCACTCGCCACTCGTTATGTCAAAGACTCTTCGAGATTCGATTTTGACGGTAATAGTAAGAATGCTCCAACAACAAACTTCTTTCCAAATACAAATGGAAAGGGATTCACTTCGTTTGTACAAAAGTTACAAACGGATTATGTGAAGGAAAGTAGCGAATATACATTCAAAGGTACATTGCCAAAAGAAGTAAACTTCCTTGATGATACACATCAAACCGGATTTATAAACAAAACACCTTTACTTGATAGTAAATTCAAAAAGGATGTTTCAAAATTTACATTCAAGGGAACACTCCCAACTCCGGTCGATTTCTTATCAAATACATCGGCAGATGGATTCAATTTGAAAGTTGCACCACTTGAAACAAAGTATGTACAAGATATAAGTAGATTTACATTCAAAGGAAGTAGATCGGAAGCAACTACTGTTGATTACTTCCAAAATGATGTAAACAAGGGATTCACGAAATTAGTTGAATCACTTTCAACAGAATTCAAGCCTGATATATCGAGATTCTCTTTTAAGGGAACACGTCAAGATGCTCCAAATGTGGATTATCTTCAAAATACACCTGCACTTGGATTCAAAACTCTTATTGCACCATTGGAATCATACTACAAAAAAGAAACAAGTAGATTCACTTGGAATGGTTCTAAACAAGACGCACCTGAAGTGGACTTCTTCAAAGTTCCCGGTAATAATCCAAATGCAATAAGTGGATTCACTAAATTGTTTGATGACGTATCTTCATCAAAACTATCAGATGAATGGTCTAGATTTTCAATTGCAACCGCAGATAATCTATCATCAATCAAAAAAGTTCCATATACAAAGTTTTTTGGTTTTAATCCAATGGAACGTTCTGGATTTTTGGTTCAAATGAACAATCCAAATTCATCACTTTATCCATTATTAGACCCAAGACTTACGCCGGATGATGTTGCTGATATACGATTCGGGATTGAAGGTAATCGTGAAAAGGTAAAAAGACAAAGAACAACAGATGATGTTGGAAAATATGCACCGAAAACTCTCGGTGGTATATTTTGGTCAGATGGGACTAATACAGGAACTGCAACACTTGGAAATCAAGTGCCATGGATGAAAGTAAAGAGTGAAGGGTATGGAAGCACATATTTCCGCAAGTATGAGAAATTGGCAAAGGATTCAACCGATGGTCTTGGTTATCTAACAAAATGGGCGAATACAAGACGGTCTCCGTCGGAGTTAGATAAGCAATACTCAAAATATAAACTTCAAGATGAATCTGTAAACAAAGAAATTGCAGTTTTCAATCAACCATTCGTTGTTCGTGGTATTCAACGAGTTGGTGAAGTTGAAAATCAACGTTGGGGATTTGGTGTGACATTTGACGATGGTATAGTTAGAGGTGGTATTGTCACTCAGGCAGAACGTATTGCAATGGATGTAGTTCGTCTTGGAAAGTGGACTGCTAGTATAAAGGGTGGTTTATTCAATATAAGACAACTTGGGTTGCAGGCAATGAATCCCGCTGTTGATGTTGACCCAAAAACCCCAACAAGTGGATTGTTTGGAGTATCATCGACTTTGATTTACAATCCATTAACAATGTTGGCAAATGTTGCAACGGCAAGAGCTGGTGTACATTTAGCAAGACATGGGTTGTTTCCATTTGACTCTGACTTTTTAAACAAGTATGAAAAGTCAACATTTAATAGAGAGACAAATCTTCAGTTATCAAACCCTGAATATAAATCATTTGAAAAGTTAGGAACTCCTAATGATGCAAATAGAGACCCTGGTGGTTACAATAGATTGATTGGTCTGATGAAAGAACTTTTACCAAACTCATTCAAACCAACGAAACCGGGACAAGGAACATCGGCAACTCAAAGAATTAAGGAATTAGCTGGGATTTCTTCTATTTCCAGAATATCCAGCACATTTGGTGGTGCCCAATCTTATTTTGGAATCGGTGGAACAGTTATACGTCGAGCTGGCCATCCATATTTAACAAACTATACAACATCACCAACGTTAGAAAAATCATTTTTTTCCGGTCCGATAACAGCTGCATCAGTATTGAATGTTTTATCTCAAACACAACCACAATATTTAGATTCTGCAAAACGAGATACATTTTACGGTGCAATCAATGAAACTACTTATGCTGATGAATTGAAATCCCAACAACGTAAATATGGTGGAACTGCATTTGGTATAATAAAAGCACTCGCTTATATTTTGAATGGACCTAAAGATGAAAATTCTTCACAAAATTTTAATGACGAAATATACATACAATCACAGACAAAAAATATAATAAAAAAACTAAACCCATTTAATCCAAAATATGATTTAGAACAAGATAGATTTGAATCAAAAAGAGACACCAGTGTCTTCCGCCAAGGTATCGAATTATCAGAAGGACCATCGGATCAAATTATAGATTATGATTCAAACCCTATCAAGAAGTATCGTGTTTCAAACTACGATAAATTGAAACGAAATGACAGAAGACGTAGTAGTTTGTTCAATGATTTTCGTGCTGGTATAAATCTCGATGATTCTACGGTTTCATTTATTACAGATCCAGATCAAGCTAGATTTGATACTCGTAACCTAACAGACAGATATGGATTTGGTGAACAGGGTGAGCCAGGTGCTCAAAGAAATCAACCATATATTAACACCATAGAATACAAAAAATTTGCTAAAAAAGAAATTTTTAATTCTGGAGATAGTGTATTTAGAGATTACGCGGTTGCTTCCGAAAAAACCATAAATGGTGAAAAACAAAAATTTAGAGGAGATAGGATAAATATTATTGATTACAAGAGAGCGAATTTCAATATCAACACAAATCTTGTCTATGAAAAATCAGGTTACACGGATGGTATTCCAGGAAAAGATGATTTGGTTGAATTTTATTTTTCAAGTCTTGTATTGAGTGGTCATGGCAATTGCCCTGCTGAAGTTATAGTATTTCGTGCAACATTTGATAACATAACCGATAACCATAATCCATCATGGAACGCTGTAAAGTATATGGGACGTGCAGACCCACTTTACACATATCAAGGATATGAACGAGAGATTTCGTTTGGATTTACAGTTCATATCGGTTCGAGGGATGAAATGAAAGCTTCTTGGAGGAAGTTAAACTATCTTGCATCATGGACTGCACCTGAATATTTAAAGAGTGGTCTTATGAGAGGGCCGATGATACGACTAAACATTGGTCATTTATATCGTAAGATGCCTGGTTATATTTCTTCACTTTCATATACGTTTGATAATCAACAAACAACATGGGAAACTGCAAAAATGCCAGAAGATATGAATTTATCAAGTGAAACGGGAACGGTTACAAGAGAAAGAAGTAATCCTGGGGTTTTACAATTACCAAAACATATTCAAGTGAATGTTTCATTTGTACCAGTCGGTGTTTACAGACCAGAATTCCGTGGAATTATGTATTCATTGTATGATGATAGTGAGACTGGAAATAATATCGAATCAGGACTACAACCAGTTAATGGGCGAACTGAAAGGGTAAACTACTTTAAAGAATTTGATGATTTATCAGTAACGCCTACTATTTATAGCGGGGTAGTTGAAGGTTACGGAACAAACCCTGAGGCTGGAGATTATGGTTTACTAGCGAATTCAATTCAGACAATAGAATCGGAACCCGTTACAGGAACTTCAGGAACATCTGGTTCATCGGGAACTTCGGGAACGTCGGGTGCATCAGGAACATAATGTGCAATAGAAATTCCAAAACCTCTTACTCGTCAAGAACAAATAGATGAAATGAACAGACAAGCGGCATTGGAAATCGGTGATTCTGCAAATTTTGAAAATGTAGATTTGCCACTTTAATAACAATATTTGATTTTTAATAAAAAAAATTATGTCTTCACGATACGAAAATTCTAATATAGTAAACAATTCAAGAAAAATAGAATCTGATGGTAAAGTCAGATCTGTAAGACGATTGGAAACAACATTATATCCAGATTTCAATGATATTTTGAGTGAAGATACATACATTCTCTCACAGGAAAATGACAGATTAGATTTGTTAGCAAAAGAATTTTACGGCGATGAAGTTTTCTGGCACGTAATTGCAAAAGCAAATGGAATTGGAAATGGTACACTTATGATACCACCCGGTGTGATAATAAGAATTCCTTACTATGATAGTTACCAACCAATATCAAGGTTGATAAAAGATTTGAATGAAATGAGGTAGGTATGGCATTAGATAAATCTGGAAAATTTAATCCATTTTACAGACCAGTTGATCAAGACGTACAAAATGAACTAAATAAACGCGGTGAATTTTATGGATCTCGTGTCAGGTCTCAACGTCCAACAAAAGGACAATCGGGATTTCCTGAAGCGGAGAGATTACTTTGGTCATATGGAAAAATTGCGTATGCTATAATAACTGGTGGTGGTATTACTTTGGGAAGTTCCCACTCTCGTGTTATGTCTGATAGGGGTGGTAATCTTACGCTATATGATTCAACCAGAAATCAACCAAAATATCCATTATTACAGTCGGTGGAACTTTCTAATGAAGGGACAATTGGCTCCTTGTTGAAAGGTAGTTTTTCGTTTACGATATATCCAGATATATCAAAAGATGGATTTATGATGGAGGGTATTGAAAATGCATTTTTCAAACCAGGAAAAGAAGTTCAGATAAAATACGGTTGGTCTGTTCGTGATGGTGGCCCAAATAATGGGCAATTGACTGGTATTATCTATAATTTTGATTGGAGTGTGAATCAAGACTTATCAATAACTGCAAAATGTAGTATTGTTTCAAAGGCAACAATAGCAATAGGTGTTTCCGGAGAACAGACAAATCCAGATCCAAATTCTACACAAACAGATCCACTTGCACAACCTATACCTGATGGGGATTTAGCGGGTATTATCGAAAAGGAAGTTAAAAATTTAGGCGGTACTAATAATAAAAGCGTAACTGAAGCAACTGTTCGTTACTATCCATCCGGATCAGACGGAAGAAAATTGAGTTACTTTGCGATAGGAATGCCTATGTCTCTTGCTGACTTGCCAGATGATAAACTTTCAGAAACACAAAAAACTAATAAGAGTAATTACCAAAGACAATTAGATCTTGACGGAAAGAAGCAAGAAATCGCAAAAAAATATGCACCATTTTTTGAGAATGACGTTTTAAAGCCGTTGGAAGATGCTGATAAACGGATAGCTGATGAGGGTAGTGGTGCAAAGTTTGAGTGGTTTGAACGAGAAACACAGACAGACGGTAGTTCCTTACAAGTCAAGAAGAGTGGAGATATATCTGCATATAAATCGCATATCGAAAGAGTTAGGCAATACCACATTCAGAATCTAAAGAAAGAGTTTACGGGTGGAGATAGTGCATTGTCATCGTCCGCAGACGAATTGGCAAGAACAACTCAAAATATTGCTAGTAAATCACTTAGAGATAAATCATCTCCAAACCCACCGAGTATAACACAAAATACAAATACACAGGCAAATAATTTGTATAATACAACAGTTCCAGACCCTATAGTTCAACCTATTTATTATGTAAAACTTGGTGATTTAACAGAATTTATTAACACAGTTCTATCTGATAATCCAATGGGAAAAAATTTATTTAAAATACAATGCTTCGGGAATACTACACAATATTTAGTGGGAAGTGAAGATAAAGGAATTGCTATCGTATCTTCTGCACCAGAAGAGGTATATTTTCCAGATGAGAAGATGGGCGCTTATGGTGAGTTTAAACCCTTTGGTCCAGGTGCTGCAGAATCAATTTTAAAATCATCCGATGGTAATAATCTAATAGATATTGGAAATATTCTTATATCAACAACTACCGTTATAGATACTTATCGTTCATTTGTAAAAGAAAATCAAACAAGTATAGAATACAAAAATATTACTGGATTTTTTGACGAACTAATAAAGAAGGTTAATTACGCATCCGGTGAAATGTACCAACTTGCCACTCAATTATTAGACCCGCCGAAAGGTGGAACTCCGTCGAAAGGTGAAACTGAAAAAGCAATTCTGACGATAGAAGACATGAATCTGGCACAGGAGACCACAGACCCTGTTGTACCGTATGGCTTTTATGCAACGATAGCTAAACCTATTTTGAAATCTGTTAGTATAACATCAAAACCACCAGCAGCTTCTGCTGCCGCCGCATTTACGGAAGCTAGGGGTGGAAAATCTGCATCTGATGTTTCATTCTCGGCAAAGGGGGCGACTGATGATTTTACAGCTGCAAAACAACAAATAGAAGATCAAAAAGGTAAGTTCAAAACAAACGGGGCAGGTCCAACATTCTCAACTGGATTGAAAGGAAACTATGCCAGATATAAACGTTCATCTCCTCAAAATGAAGGAACCCACTGGTTGACAAAGGTTCTATATCCGATTGATTTGTCTATCACAATTGATGGGATTGATGGTTTTAAATTCGGAGATGTCATAAAAACAAATCTTATACCTGCGAGATATAATCAAGAAGGTATGGTTTTCGTTATAACTAAAATATCACACACTATTCAGAATGGAGTTTGGGAAACAACACTAAATACCAAAGCTAGAATAGACCCAAATAAGCTAAAGGCATAAAATGGCTAATCGTAAAAAAATATATTACGCGGATAATGAAATAAAAGAAGGACTATTTACAAATGGTTCGGAGTGGATGATATTAGATACTTGGGAAAATTATAGAGGATTCTATCACATCTATGAATCAACGAATGAAGTTTTTACTGAACAATCATGGCACCCAACAAAATCTCGTGTTTTGGTTCCATATAAGAATAAATCAGAATCATATTTTCGATATGTTGATATTGTAAATTATGGTGTGTTTAATGGACAAAAACGTGAGTTATCTGGACCAACAAAGTATTATAGATTTGTCTCACCTATTGCGACTATACGTCAACCTTCTGCAAAAGAAAAATCTCGTGGTATAATGACACGTTATTTTGTTTTTAAACGAAATGAATTGGAATCGAGATTACCAATAGAAATAGATAAGAAACAGGCAGACACATATCCAACTCAAAATAATGGAATAAACCAATATCTCTACGAACTGATTGAATTGCCTTGGAAAATAGATGGCCCAGAATTTGATGTTATACAAGATGGCATCCTAAAAATTTCCGGAGTTTACAATACAAATAAAAGAATTGTTGAGAAATATTCGAAAAAATTCCCTATATTGAAAAAGGTTCTAACGAACTTCAGAGAATTTTCAATATACAACGTAAACAACGCGTAGGAAATATGTTTCAAGATACCCCATGTATCTGTATTCCATTCTTTTCAAACAACAACTTCCATTCATCTGATTCGGAATTAGTTGGTTTGTATCTGTACTTTATCAATGGAACTACAAAGTTCATAAACTTTACTCATCCAGATTCACTCCCGTCCGAATACGAATTACAGTCCATAAAACTTCACCAAAATTCACTTGTCTTGAATAAGAAGGCCATGATATACCATAGTTTCAAGGGTGGTATTGACCTAAATTCATATCTACACTACTACATTCACGACCACGTGAATATACAAGAATTTTACACAACTGTGATGGAGAACTTTTATTCGAGATACCACGATTCTAAAAAGTTGACGAAGATAATACCTCTTTCAAAATTGATTGAGTTTGCAGAGAACATAATTCTCTTTACACTTCCATACTACAAGCCAGATAAGATTTCACAGGAATGTATCGACTATTGTGAGGATTTTACAAACACGTTCAAGTTTATAGAAACTAGCCAGATTCCTGTTGGTGATGAGACGAAGAAACAAAACTATATGTGGTACACCGCAACTTCTCGTCCAAGTAATTCATGGAACAACTTCAACTTCTCTGCCTTGAACAAAAACGATGGTACACGTAATAAGATTCATTCTCGTTTTGAAGGAGGGAAGATTGTTCAGTTTGACTATGATGCTTTCCACATAAAACTACTAGCAAAGATTCTTGACTACAAGTTTACGAAACACCCATATGAAGAAATAAAGGAAGAGTTGGGACTCAATATTTCATATGACGAAGTAAAGTCACGAGTGTTCCAAAACATCTATGGAACAATCACAGACCAATTCTTACAACATCCATTTTTCCAAAGAGTTCAAGCAATGATTGATGAACTATATCAAGAGTATGTTGAAAAGGGTTATACAGAATCATACTTCTATCATAAGAGATTCCGTGAAATAGAAGACCCAACACCAAATAAGGTATTCAATTACTTCTTACAATCATTAGAGACGGAATACAACGTCCGTAAATTAAAAACGATTCTACCTCTATTAGAGGACAAAAGAACGGTATTGTGTATGTATCTCTACGATGCCTTTGTATTTGACGTTCCACCTCATGAAGTGGAACTGATACCACAACTAAAACGTTTTTTTGAAACCGATGGTATGACTACAAAATGTTCTGTTGGTGAGAATTTTGGTATCATATCTCCATATTTATAATCATATACTATTATAGGAATACTACAAATGATAAACATGATTGAAGAGATTGTAAATGAATGGTCAAAGAAAATACCATCAGGGATAATTGATTTGGAAAATGAATCACACTTATATGAACTTTTAGAGATTTTGAATCGTAAGATTGACAACCCACAGATTGTAAAGGCAGTAATGGAAAATATTCGGGAACAAACGAGAGAGAGGTATTGAAGACACAACTTGTATGTACATTTGTAAAAAAATATGAGATAGAAGAAAAGTTAGATGATATAAAAAATGAGTTCCGAGTTTTGAATAGCAAGGTTTTTCTTTTGAAATCACAAGACCTTGTAAATGAACTTATCTTATCATACAACGTTCTCTTAGATTCACATAAAGATTTTTTACCAGGTTCAATTTTGGTTCATCGTAAAAAGGAAAGTAATACAATTTATACAATCAACGCACTCAATGAGTTGATTATGAATTTGAACAACGGAGTTCTCGATAAGACATACCCAATAGAATGGGAAAATTACAGAGATACTATGATGTTGAAGAAGCCAGAAGGACTGAAGATAATCAAGATTGAATTGATACGAGTCTATTCAATATAAAAATCCAACCACCTTATATTTATGTTATATGGTGTTTTCTGTTTAGAGTATTATTATGAATGAAATTCAACTTATAAAAGAAACAAACGAAATTATAGAGTCAATCCGAAAAGAATTCGCTTCCATTCGTGAAGCCGAAGGATTTGAGGGTGTGTTCTCTGATATTAGTAAACAACTAAAAGATATTTCAATGTTGCCTAATAGCACAATTGATGTCTCCAAATACAAAGAACAGGAAATTGTTCAGACTCTAAAAAAACTTGGGTATGAATACAAGAAACCATATGGTAATAAACTTCACTTCTTCAACAAAAAAACAAGTATAAGTGTCTACCTTGATAAATCGAAGGGTATGATAACACCGATACCATAAGAGGAAATTATGAAACGTATAAACGAAGCAACATTACTTTCAACTGGAAACGCAACATCACTAATGGTATTTATTGATTTGGCTATGGTTGTTGAAAAACAACGTGGTATGTTGCCAATAGCCTTTCCAAAATTAGGAAATAAGGGAATCAATAAGATGTTGAGAGGGTTTGCCTCCAATGAAACTTATTCGGATAAAAAAGAACAACTCCTCGGTATTTCAGAAAGATTTTACAACAACGGTCCTATCAAGGCATTGTATAAAACACTCGCATTCCTCTCATCACAACCAACAAAACCAGAAGAATCTGATAAAAGAATTGGAGATGTAAACCGTGTTCTCTCTAAAATTGAAAGAATGATAAACGGTAAACTAACAGACGAAGAACGTGAAATGTTTTCCCAAATGGAAGATAGTCTTGATAATTTTAGTGACGGTCTGAACTCAAATCTAAATTCTTCATTGGAATCTTCAGTTGGTCAAGAAGAACCATCTCCAGAAGAGAAGCCAGAAGAAAAACCAAAGGAAGAACCGAAACCAGATGAGAAACCTAAAGAAACTCCAAAGCCGGAAGAAAAACCAAAGGAAGAACCGAAACCAGATGAGAAACCTAAAGAAACTCCAAAGCCGGAAGAAAAACCAAAGGAAGAACCAAAGCCAGAAGAAAAACCAAAGGAAGAACCAAAGCCAGAAGAAAAACCAAAAGAAAAGACGGAAGAACAATTCAGAAGTCTAATAAAAAGACTTGTTCGGGAATCTTTAAAAGAATTTCAAAAATAATTTTGGAAATCTGTAACTTTTTTCGTAGATTAGGATTCCTGTAAAAACAATTCTATCAAAGGAGATAATATGAAGACAACACTACTTTCACTCATCACAGTTCTTGGACTTATGTCAATCGTCGGTTGCTCAAATACAGAAACAGGTCCAACAGAGCCAGATGCGATTTATACAACGATGGTTGCTAATCCAGATGGAACCGTATCAGAACAAGTGGCGGAAAGACCAAAGCCAGATAACGGTAAGAAGGTTACACCAAGTCCATTTGCTGACCTACTTCGTCTTTTAAATCTCACACCAGAACAAAAACCACTCGTAGAAAGATTACTTGTACAACACAAACAATGTACACAATCTTGTATCGAAACACTCAAGACAGCTGAACGTGAAATTCTTATGAACGCAAGAATAGAAGAGAAGAAAATCAAGGATGCAGTAAAGGCCGGTACAATCACAAAAGAAGTCGCAAGACGTGAATTGGCTCAACTCAAGAAATCAACACAAGAAAGACTAAAAGCACTTCCAAGAGAAAAGGTTCGTGAATGTCTACAAGGGTGTGATACACAATTCC